AGGTAATGATGTCAAAGCTAATTTGTTTGATCGAACCTGACCCCTTGATGTCATCAATAGAAGCTAGGTGTCCCTCTTCGAAGGACTTACCCTGAGACTTACGTAGGTGGGATATAATACCCAACCATACATCATGCTTCTTAACTACCTTAAGTAAGTCAGACATGATAGCATCAATAGCTTCATTACCTGTCTTACCATCAGAGCCTTCTGACACTGCAATAGTTATGTGGTCAAGCACTAGGTATTTACAGCCTAGTAAACAAAGGTTTTCTATCTGATCTATAAGAGATGAATCTGATACAGCACCGTTGTGATCAAGCAAAATGAGACGATTATCTCCAAATACTTTATCAAAAGCTTTTCTCTCCTGTTCTTCTGTAGGATCTTCAGGTGTAAACATCTGTATAAACTTTTGAGCGGAGTCACCGATAGATTCCTCTAGTGATATCATCCCTATGTTATCTTCGGTTTCTGTCTTCAGTTGTAAGATGATCTCCTTGATCATTGTTGATTTACCGCTACCTGTACCTGAGGTAAACAGAGTAATCTCTCCCTGCCTCATACCTGATAGCTTATCGTTAAGTCCTTCTAGACACTTGGGGTAAGGCACAGATTTAACTGTCTTACGTTTAGTAAACTCCTCCCAAATATCTTCCCCTCTTACTACGCTTGCTGGGGTATACTGTCTAGCACCCCAGAAAGCACTGATGATTGCAGAGTGACCATGCTTTATTAGTGTTTCACATGGGTCATTCTCTGGCAAGTGTGCTACCTTTACTTTATCCCAACCAATAATCTTGGCGGCCTTGTCGATAGCTTTCTCACCTGCTTCATCTTGGTCGAACATAAGTACAACCGTATCAAAAGATCTTACCCACTCCCTGTTAGCAATCAATGGGTTTAGATTACTAGATGAGGGCAGGGAAACTACAGGGTATATCTTTCCACTTTGACTTAAGTTTGCTTGGGCTACAGCCATAGCATCCAACTCACCCTCAGTGATAGTCAAAGTCTTACCGCCCCTATTAAAGGACGATTGACCAAAGAGTTCAATGTCAGAGAAGTTACCTTTGACCTTGAAGGCCTTAGGTAGTTCTCGTATCTTGAACGCTGTAGTCTTACCCTTAACTGTGTAAGGATAGTAGTGTGCCTCGATAGTACCATCCATATTGTACGATACTTTCATTCCATAGTGCATTGCAACTTGCTTAGTGATACCTCTCTCTTGAACCCCACGGGTATCATAGGATTCAATTGTTTCTAATGTTTCAGTTGCTACTGGAGTCTTTGGTTCTGGCATATCAGTTTCTCTATCTTTTTCTACTGTAACTTTCCCACAAACAAAACACTTACCAATACCGTTGGAGTACATACCAACGCCATCAGAAGATCCACAATGTTTACAGGGCATATGTTTTACAAATCTATCTTTAGTCATTAAGACCACCGCTGTTCTTTAAGGTTCTTTACTATCTGTCTCTTCTTCTGAGACTGCTGTTTCTTCTGCATCCGTGCGGTTTTCTTGCTCCTTGAACTCTTCTCGTATATCGTCTGTGATTCCGACAAGTCTTTGTCTTGTTTCATTGTCTACTGATTCCTTAGGTATAAATTTAATTGCACCTATTTGTCTGTTAAGAAAGACAGGAGTACCATCAGGGTACTTCTCTGTTAACACATCAAGATCCCATTGTACCTTAACTTCTCCTGCAGATAAACCACCTTTGGTTTCAAACAGTTGTAGTATCTCATAGGTAAAGTACTCTTCACCAAGGTTACTTATCATTTTATTGATGTGAGATGATGAGCTACTATAGGTTTTCCAGTTGGATACCTTACGTTCTTTACCCTTACGATACATATGGAACTGCTTCCTACCTATATATCTTTTAGGTTCTTCAGGGTGACTACAAGTAATTAAGTAGATGAACCCAAAGTAATCATCAGGGTCGAAGTCAGGACCACTGTATACCCAGTGGCCAAGGTTTTGTTTAAAGTCTGTCTTCATATACTAACTGCCTTAGAGTTTCACTGGTTGTATAGTAGACATCATCCATCCAGTCACATACACCATCGAAGCCTCTTTCTTTAACCCAAGAGTTAAGATCTAAAAGATCTGGTTCTTCTTTAAATATTTTAAGGTACTCCTTAAAGGAATACTTTTCATATTCACTTAACTTAGACTTAACTACAATGTACTCACTTTTAGACTTAGTAGTTTTACCAACATCTTTAAAGTCGCTCATCGTAAGTTACCCTCCCCATAGACTTCTTCAATTGTCATATGGCGTAAGTCATCAAAGCTCCTACGCATATAGATTAGGTTGAAACATACTTCTAGTTTCTCTTTCCAATCTCGGGGGTGCTTCTCTCTCCAAGTAGACCTAACAGCATCTAACATCTTATCAGGCTCTACACCTTTAAGAATCTTCTCAGCAGTCTTAGGACCTACACCTTTCAAACCCTGGATATTATCTGAAGCATCACCAGTTAGCAATTGCTTGCACAATAAGTAATGACCAGCATCCTTATCAGTAAGGTAGAGTTTGTTCTTGTTAAAGTTGTAATGCCAACCAGGAACCATGTCGATATCCTTGTCCACATGTGCAATAACAAATGAACTACCTTCAGCCTCAGCTTCAGTAGCCCATATAGATACCACATCATCTGCCTCACAACCATCAGAAGCCACACACCCAGTGTCCCAACAGTATTGGTACAGGCTATCAAGTCTTTCCTTAACCTTAGGGTCCATATCTTGTTTACTACGAGTAGCCTTGTAGTCATCTACTATATCATACCTGAAGTTACCTTTACCCTTAACAGCAACGTAACCCTTGACACTATTAGTATCTCGCATTACAGCCTTAAGGGCTAAGTCAAAGGTACTCTGAGCTTGAGCATCAGAACTTACAGTATATGCTATCCGATATAACATAGAGTCTGCATCAATAAAACATTTATCAAAATCATATTCTTCTTTATCAGTGAACGTCAGCATAGCTTTCTCCTATTTGTCCGTCACCATCCATACACATAACACCAACACTCTTAGGTGCCTCTCGGAAAGCCTCAACACAGATATCCTTTACGGCTTCTGCATCAGACTCCTTAGCTACAAATACTACCTCATCATGATAGAACAATGTTGGGTAGGCTTCAAGGTTATTCTCTTTGATTTTATTGTAAGCATATACCAATGCTGCTTTACAAGTAATACCTTCGAGTGTTTGTAACAAGTAGTTTAGAGTCTGGTGTTCAGACCCTACCATGATACGTCTGCCATCAGCACCTTCAATAAACCCAGTACCAGTCTTCATTTGAGATAACCTGAACTCATGTTCGAGATCGTCCTTTAGAACCTTAAGACCTGGGAGTGTAGCCTTGAACTTAGCATCAGCTTCTTTACCAATCTTAGCAGACTTCTTACCAGAGATAGCCTCACCTAGTTTAGCATGGCCTGCACCAAAGAGATAAGCATAGATAAACGTCTTAGCCCCTGGTCTACTGATACCCAGTACATCTGCATTACGTTGGTGTACATCCCCATTGATTACCTCATTGGTAAACTCAGGGTCACCGATGTAATGGCATAGACCTCTGAACTGATTACCTGCAGAGTCAGCACCAACTACTTTGTAGCCAGTCTCACAAGTTAAGAGACTACGTAGTTCCTTACCGTAGGGGGCATAGACACCTGGAATGTTGACGATTGTCCTGTGTCTACACCTGAACGATGGAGTACCGATTGTAAACATAGAGCCATGAAGGCGACCATCATTAAACTTTTCTTCATCCTTTACCTCTTCTATCCAACCTTCTACTGTACCTAGTCTGTTACGTAGCATATAGTAATCACTAATATACTTACCTAGTTTACCCAAAGGTTTTAGGGAAGTGTCTGTTAGCTTAGGGCTTTGTCTGATCCACTTACCGTTAATCTTTTTAACAGTCCAGTCATCAGGTTTCCAACCCCTATCCATTAGGAACTTCTTAACCTCTGCCATCTGACCAATGTCAACATCTACTAGCTCAATCCTAGTGTATGGTCCAGATACGATACCATCAGAAGCTCTACAGTCTTCTTCTATTTGGAACCAATCAGTAACCCTTTTGTAATAGAACCCATCTTTCTTGGTGATCTGATCAACCTCTTTGTTGCCACGCATTACTGCTACCTTACCTAGCTGAGGGTTGATTTCGTCTTCA